ATTACCATCACCGGCTAGTTATGCTGAGAATAAAGAGAACGTGGATAAATTGAATAAGTTTATTGCAGAAAAGCTAAAGCCTAAGACTGATTACCATGCATGGGCTAAACGTATATTGCGTGATCCACAGAACTTTCCAGAGATGTCAGTAGATGCTGCACATAAATTGCTAGGTGAAACCTATGCGATGGAATAAGGTTGACAAATATCACATAACATCAGGAGTCTGGACTATAGCAAAATACTTTTCACATGATAAAGTTAAGTATGGTCTTAGCAAAGGTAATAAAAACTTAGGCTATTACGATACTGCTGAAGAAGCTAAAAGAAAAGCTAAAGACTAATTGCATATTTTATACAGCGTGATATATAATAAATCATCAATTACAGATAGGGTTATATATGACACACACAGAATTAAAAGAACTACGCACTAAAACTGGTTTATCACAGAAAGAGTTTGGCACTAAGTTGTTTAAGACTAGGGATAGCATTGCCAAGTACGAGTCTGGCAAGTTTACGATTCCTGCTTACATGGATATTTTAGTAAAGGCTGTATTTAATGGAAGTTAAGAATTTCAATATTAGTAGCAGTAATTTGCCTTACCTATTTGAAAAAATTAAGGCATTAGATTTATCACAGGGTTATGTGGCTAACGTAACGATCAAGTCACACACACGTAACTTAGATCAGAACGCTAGATTATGGAAGCTATATGGTGCGATTGGCGAGTATATTGGCGAGTCACCAGATAAGGTGCATGAACTAATGGGCTGGAAGTTCTTACGCAGCCAGTCTGTAGTCAATGGCGAAACAATTGAAGTCATTAAAAGTACGACTAAACTGTCAACGGCAGAGATGGCTGATTACCAAAGGCAGATAGAACTTTGGGCTAACACGATCGGATTTGTGTTCAATGAGTAAAATCACACAATCAGCTAAAGGCGAGAACTGCACGGTCAGAATTATTGGCTACTGCAATGGCAATCCGGAAACAACCGTTTTGGCGCATTTAAATGGCATTAGATATGGACACGGTACTGGTCAGAAAGTAAACGACCTACACGGTGCATATTGTTGCTCTGGATGCCACGATGCTATAGATGGCAGAGTAAGAACTAATCACACTAGAGATGAATTAAAGTTATCGCACCTAGAAGGTGTTATTGAAACGCAGTTAAGATTAATTGAGAAAGGTTTAATATGATTGTCTTTCGTAAAAAAGTAGATGCATGGGTAGTAACAGCTAGGGATTCAGACTGTCAGATTATCCATATAGGTGACTACAAGACCCAAGAAGAAGCCAAGGCAGCAGAGCAAGCATATAGAGAAAAAAAACTAGCAGACTCGTATGCACAACAAGAAGCCAAGCTAGACAGGATGGCAAAAGAGATGGTTGCTAGATATAACGTCTACCTAGAGTTTTGCGTATTGCCAAAGACTCTAACCGACATGAAGCAACAATTAGATGATGACAAGAATACTGCATCTAATACGATCAAGAGCTTAATGGCTAGAGGATTTATGAAAAGCATTGTTGTTAACGATACCGGCACACGCAAATATTACAGCTTTGTCACTACCAAGCTAATGAGCTACGAGGATGCATTAGAGTATGTGTCACCTAAGAAATACAAAACTAAGGTTAGCGAGAATACACCAACAATCGCTGGTGCTAGGGTAATTAATTTTGATGACAGAAAATTAAGCAATCTATACATGACTCAACGTGCAATAGATCGGGCGAACATGAAATCACCTAAGAACTATACAAGTGGTGCAACAATGTCAGCGAGTGACTGGTAATGAGAGTTACTAGCGATGGTTCAAGCGCAAGCTACTACGAGTTGCCTAATAATGCTAGTGAGTTGCAAGACTTAATTAGCGCAAAGAATATGAACGCACAGATTGGTGAGATATTTCGTGAGTGCTACCGTTATGGTCAGGCATCACATTGTGACGAGATAAGAGGAATTAAAAAAATACTGTTCTATGCTAATGCAGAACTTAAAAGATTAGCCAGCCATGACAACTAAAAAACAATTAGAGCAAGCTATTATTGATAGTAATGAATGGATAACGGCAATGGATGGAATTAATCTGTTATACCATTATTTTAATGATAACAATAATGATTCATATAAAAAATCATATGAAATAATTAATAAAATATTGTTAAAAAGATTAGCCAGCCAAGAACAGTCTTGACCGGCTATGTTTAAACAAATGTTTAAACTATTTGTTCATTACGTACATAGTTACTTCAAAGCCAAAACGCATTTCTGTAGCTGCTGGAGATGTCCACATGATATTAGTCCTTAATCTGTACTAAGCAAGATTGCTTGTATGTAATAATGTGCTTAATGTTAGACACTAACAATAGTTAAAATCATTAAAAGTGACACATTGACCACGATTGATAAGTATGGTAAAGTCACGTAACGATTTATAGTAGTGCGATTTTGCATTACTTTTTTATTCCAGCGACAGTACATCGCTAGAAAGCAATCATCGCCCCCCAGACGTGGTAGGGTAGACTCCGAGGCAGTCTAGTTGCGAGAGCCTCCTATTTTTTAGGGAATAACTATGGCAAAAGGTTTGTTAGACACAAAGACTACTATTGGCACAGCCAAAGAGATTGCTGACAACACCAAGAATGCCATTAATAACTATTCTCTTGGAGCTATGAACCCAAGTTTGCCTAATACCGAGTACTGGGCAAAGATGGCTAAGATGTTCCGAATCACACCAGCAGAAGCCAAACGTCAACGATGCGGTAACTGCAATTACTATAATAATACCCCCGAAATGTTTGAGGCTATGGAAGCCATCCCACTTAACAAGTACGACTTATACGATGGTCAAGCACAACGTGGCTGGTGTCACAAGCTAGACCTAATCTGCCATAACTCACGTCTATGCAGCGTATGGGAACGTAAAGATTTTGAAACTGAGGAAGACTAAAATGCGAAACATGGATAAGATTGCAGAAAAGATTGGCAAAGTAATGGGTGAGTATAAAGATAAAGACCTTCATTCTGGTAAAGGTGGCAAGGTCGTTAAGTCACGTAAACAAGCAATTGCTATCGCACTAAGCGAAGCAAATAAAATGAAGGGTAAATAATATGAGTAAAATTGCACAAGATGATAATGGTAACGTAGTAGATGCTTATACACCGTCTACATCACAAGTTTTAGCTGCTGGTAACACCACAGCACAATCAGCAGCCTTTGCTACAGGTGTAACACTAGTACGTGTTGCTGCTGTATCTGGTCATTGCTATGTAGCCTTTGGTGCTAATCCAACAGCTACAGTTTCTACTAGCGCAATGATTCCTCCAAATACTGTTTCATTCTTTAAAGTTACTTCCGGCAACAAGATGGCTTACATCAAAGATGCAGCAACTACAGCATCTACAGTCTGCGTAACTGAATTGGCATAATGGCTAAAGATCCACGACTAGAGAGAGCTGGTGTTACTGGCTTTAACAAACCAAAGGCAACTCCAGACCATCCAACCAAGTCACACGTAGTAGTAGCAAAAGATGGTGACGAGATTAAAACTATTCGCTTTGGTCAACAAGGTGTAAAGGGCAGTCCAGATAACAGCAAGCGTAACGAAGCATTTAAAGCACGTCATGCTGAAAACATTGCCAAGGGCAAACTAAGTGCTGCTTACTGGGCGAACAAGGTCAAATGGTAAATGAACGATCATTGGGCAATAATACTGTTAGCTGTAATCGCTAACCTTACACTCGTTATTAACGCAATACATCATTGGTAAACTAATTTTAACAACTGGGTGACCAACCTATAAGGAGTCACAACAAAATGACAGAAGAAAAAGCAGCACAATTAGCAGCAGCCAGAGAGAAGGCAGCAGAAGCTAATCAAGGTAACAATCATTCAAATAAAATCAACAGATTAATGAATGATACTCTGAAACGTATATTAATTCAGAATGAAGCATTAAGAGCTAGATCTATTGCAGAGGCTTTAGTGACAAAGGCAGAGGATGGTGACGTATCTGCTATCAAAGAAGTCTTTGACAGAATGGATGGTAAGGTAGTCCAAGAGAACAAAATAAGCGGTGATGCTGATGCACCATTGCTGATACAAGTGGTAACGGGTATAGATGACAACTACTAACCCGATTGACTTAGGCTATAAGCCTAGGTTACCACAAAAAGAGATACACAAGGCAGTAAGAGAGAATCGTTTTGTTGTGGTAGTAGCACATCGTAGGATGGGTAAGACTGTATCTGCGATTGTGCAATTGATTCATTCTGCTCTACAGAACAAAGATAAAAACCCACGGTACGCTTATATAGCACCAACTTACTCACAGGCTAAAAGGGTCGCATGGGATTACCTAGTAGAATATACTCGCTCACTTGGTGGTACTGCAAACATCGCAGAGCTACGAGTGGACTTCATGGGCAGAAGGATAAGCCTATACGGTAGTGAGAATAGCGACAGTTTAAGGGGTCAATATTTTCACGGTGCTGTACT